TTCTCCTTTATTGAAATGGATACCCTAAGTTCCATATTACTAAACTATTTCTTTCACCACTTTTCACTGGACATACTCTATGCCATACAAATGAAGGAAATACAACTAAAGATCCTTTGGGTAATATCTCTGTACATTTTCTAACGTTTCTTTTTTTATCTGGATCAAGATTTCTAAAATCAAATTCTAACTCACCACCTTTATAATCTTTAGGGTCAGATAAAGTAACGGTTACAGATAATTTTCTAATTTTACCATGTGATGGATCACCTTGTTGTCGTTGATAAGGTTGGTCCCAACTATCACAATGCCAATCATAGTATTGACCTTTTTTATATTTTGTAAATTGACAAGACTCACTAAAGTCCCAATTAAAATTCCAACCAGCACTAGCGTTTGCTTGATGCACGTAAGGTTGTATTTCTTTATAAACCCATCTATCATTCATCCAAACAATGTCAGAGTTTCTTTTTGTTTTTAAATCTTTAACTTGTTTTGCATTTAATTTTTTATTACCATAACCACCAGTCACTGCCATTTGATCTTGCATTTGATGACCATATTTTACAATGTCATCACAGATACGTTCTGGGATTGCTGATTTAAAATACCAATAATAGTTTGTAAGGTTCATATGTCTTTATGAACTTAATATAACATTTATTATGAAACTGTCAATGTACCAGAGGATGTAAACTTAGCTGTTTTTTGTCCGCAAGGTGTTGTCGCTATTGTAGCAGAAGGACTTGGACTAGCAACAAAAGTGATTTGACTTGGTCCTCTAACAACAACTATACCTGATCCTCCAGCTCCACCATCACCTCTAGTTCCAGGATCTGAATTACCACAATAACCACCTCCACCTCCACCACCGCCAGTGTTTGCTGATCCTGCTGATCCTGCTCCTGTTGTCGCTCCATTACCTCCACCACCAGCTCCACCAGTTCCTCTTGTAATATTATATGATTTACTAGGAGTTGATCCTGTTGCACCAGCACCTCCTCCACCACCAGCATATGTTGTTGATGGTCCTAAAATATTATTAGGTGCACCAGCACCTCCTGATCCACTTGTTCCTGTAAATAAAGTTGGACCTTGACTTCCATTTCCACCAGACGCTGTAGCACCTCCACCACCACCTGTTACTTCACCACTTCCAGGAGAAGAACCTGTTCCTCCAGGATTTCCTTGAGGAGGAGTTGTAGAAGGAGTATTACCAGCACCAGCTGCAGGAGGTCCTTTTGTTCCACCACCACCCGATCCACCAGCATTACCAGCTCCAGAATTAAAAGTTGCACCAAATCCTCCACCTGCTGATGTTATTGGATTACTTGAAACACATAATACTGAATTACTTCCATTAGCACCATTACTTGGTCCTGGGCCACCAGCTCCACCTCCACCAACTGTAATTGTGTAATCACCAGGTTTTACAAATAACGAAGATCCCTGTAATGGAGAAGGTCCATAACCAGAAGATCTATATCCTCCAGCTCCACCACCAGCTCCATAGTTTCCACCGCCACCACCTCCAGCGACTACCATATAATCTATATCAAAACCTACTTCAGGCCATGTTCCCTGTTGCTTGGCTGCCATTTGACTTTGCATTGACCACACACCACTTGCTTTGTTTAATTCTTTTATTGCTACAACACCACTTCCACCAGTTCCTGAATTCATTTGTGAACCAACTGCAGCTGAATTTCCACCACCTCCACCACCAGTGTTTGCATCTCCTACTTGATCTGCTGAGTTAGCTGCTGATCCAGGTCCAGCTGGGTTTTGACCACCTTTACCTCCACCACCTGATCCACCGCAACCTAATTGTGGTAAAGAAGTTGAACCAAAAGCACCACCTCCACCACCTCCACCAACTACACCACAAACTCCAACAGTTGTGCTTATGTATGGAGATATATTCAAGCCTGCTCCACCATTTCCACCTTTACCAGGTGCTCCATCTGAACCAGTTCCGCCAGCTCCACCACCTCCACCACCAGTATATAAAGGTGCATTAAAATCTCCATCACCACCAGCGTTTCCTTGACCACAAGTTCCTGCTGCACCATCTCCTTCAACAGATGGTAAACCAGGGCCTGGAGTATTTCTTCCTCCAAAACCTCCACCACCAGATCCACCTACAGTTCCATTATGACTTGCATGACAGTTACCACCTCTACCACCACCTGTTGCAGTGTAAGTTGTTCCACCTATAACTGTTGATGAATTTGTTCCATTTGTATTAGCCCAACTTCCACCACCACCAATCGTGGTTGGAATAGTTGCTCCTCCAGTAACACTTAAATTTTGTTGTACAACTACACCACCAGCTCCACCTCCACCAGAACCTGAACTACAGTTTTGAGCTAGACCACCACCGCCACCACCAGCTACAACAACAGCGTTAATAATTCTTGTGCCTGATTGAAGACAAACATTTCCTGATGATGTTTTAGATGTAACTGTACACTTCCCGAAAGAAGTTTTATTTGTTTTACCGATTATTCCGCCATTAGTTCTGGCCATTTGAGTCTCCTATTCGGACACCCAAGCTGTGCCATTCCAATTGTATTTGGTAGGTGTTTCTGATGTGTCGTTTGATTTAACCGCTTCCCAACCTTGTGTGTTGTCAGCATTGTATTTTGTTTCGTTCCACGAAATTATGTATCTAACATCACCTTCTTCTGTAACTGTTGGATAAGTTATTGGTGCTTGCCAATCATCACTTGAATCTAATGACCATGAAGCATGAGGTTGTTGTGCTAAAAATTTATCTTTTACAGGATCATAAATCATTCCGATTCCTGCATATTGTTTTCTAAAATTATGATTGTAAGAAGTTTGTTTCCAAATACCACCTTTGAAAAAATTAATACACCATGTTTCACCGTCTTGGTGCATGTCTGAAGGAACACAATCGTTTCCTACAACTACAACTCTTTCAACTACTTGATGAGTATCAGATGTAAATCCTGTTGGATCTGGTTTTGTTTTTAATTCTGCAAAATGTGCCATATTTTTATCTCCTTAAAAATTATATTTATATTTTATATTTAACTTATTGTCAACGTTCCTGATACAGTAAATGATGCTACTTTACAGCCACCTTCTGGTGCTGGTAATGTTGCAATACTATTAGTTCCTGGTGCAACTGAAATAGATGTAGGTCCAGGTGCTCTTAATACAATAATTCCTGATCCACCTGCTCCACCAGTAGCATTTGCTGCTGTTCCTCCACTACCACCTCCAGTGTTAGCACAAGCATTAATTCCAGCACAACCACCTGTTCTTCCTGCTGTTCCTCCACCAGAACCTCCTGCTCCAGCAGAACCACTATATCTACCACCTCCTCCTCCACCAGCTCTTGTAACTGATGATCCTGTAATTGAATTTGCTAATCCATTTCCACCTGCTCCACCAACACTAGTTGTTCCATTAGAACCCACTGCGCCAGCACCACCACCGCCACCGCCACCATCTGGATTACAAGATGAACCTGGTGAATTTCCTCCAGCATTTCCTTGAGAAGGAGTTGTAGCTAAAATATTTCCTGCTGCACCTGTTCCTGGATTACCAGCTCCACCACCCGATCCTCCTGTTTTTCCAGCAACATTATAACTTCCACCACCTCCACCACCAGATGCAAATATATTTCCTACTCTTGACTCTGATCCTGTAAAACCTTCATTACTTACGGGAGCATTAAACGCTGCTGCACCAGCTCCAACTGTAACTGCGTGTGGGCCTGGAGATAAAATTAATTTTGTTCCACCAGGAAAAGAAGTTCTATGGCCACCACCACCTCCACCACCAGCAGAATTACTATAACCACCAGAGCCTCCACCAGCTACTACTAAATAATCAAACGATGTTCCAGTGACACTATTTGAATCAACAACTCCTAAACATCCTGATGCATTAAAAGTTGCTATATAATCTGTACCTGTAAAATTAACTATGTTTGCTGCTGGTCCTGAAACTGTTAATACAACTCCTTGACCTGCATTTGCTCTTGCGATCACGATACCTGAACCACCTGCTCCTGAAGTAGTAACAGGTGTTCCTCCAGCTCCACCACCTCCACCACCAGTGTTTGCTGTTCCTGCTGTTCCACAAACACCAGGACCACCACCAGCTCCACCACCACCAGCTCCACCAGCTCCAGGACTACCAGTTCCACCACCACCTCCACCACCAGCGTATGTTGTTGCTGTTCCTGTAATTGCGTTAGGTGCTCCTGCTCCACCAGCCCCACCTGTTGTATTATTTGGAGCATTACTACCAGCAGCAGTTGATCCTCCACCACCTCCACCACCAGCAATACCTGGAGAATTAGCACCTCCTGGATTTCCTTGAGGAGGACTAACTGGTGGTGTATTTCCTGTTCCACCAGCTCCACCTGGAAAAACTCCTCCAGCTCCAGATCCACCAGGTAAAAAAGCTGTTCCAGCTAAACTTGGACCAGATGCTCCACCTCCAGCTGATGTTATTGTATTTAATACTGAATTAGTTCCTTTACTTGCACCACTACCTGTGTCTGCTGCACCACCAGCCCCAACTGTAACTGTATAACTTCCTAAACTTAATTCTTGTGCTGATCCTTGAAGAGGACTTGGTCCATATCCTGATGCACGATAACCTCCTGCACCACCTCCTGGTCCTGCACCATAACCACCTGCACCACCACCAGCAACGACCATATAATCTATGTTTGCTGTTCTTGAAATCCATTCATTATTTGATACTTGACAATAAACTGATTGCATACTCCAGACTCCTGAAGCACATTTTGGTATTAATTCTTTTACGATAACTACACCTGATCCACCAGCTCCACCATCTCCTGATGGACTTTCATTACCACCACCACCTCCTCCTCCGAGATTAACTGTTCCAGCTATTCCAACTGATGTAGGGCTTCCAGTTTGACCACCAGCTCCTCCACCACCTGATCCACCAGATCCTTTTGTTTTAGCGTTTGCTCCACCTCCGCCACCACCAGCGTAAGTTACACAAGCTCCTGTAATATTATTTGCTGTTCCTGCT